GTATTTGAGCAATAGGGTTTCTGCCTTTTTTCTTAGCCATAAACAAAAATGATGAAGAGAAATATCAAGAAGATAACCGATATAATTATTTTAGTAATTTTACTTACTTTTTTCATCCATAGACTCCACAACAACTTAATTTATCCATAAAAAAATAATGGTAGACACTGAACCCTATAACAATTCCGATAGAAGTTCCAATTAAAATGGCCATGATCCATTTAATCCAGGACAATTTTCGTGATGTATCTTGAGCCATCATTATTTGTTTTCAGTTCAGCTTTAGTTCTAATACATTTATATTGGACAGTATCAGAAAAAGTTCTCTCCGCTTCACGTTTTCCGCGGAGGCAAACACTCATTGAGGGTTGGATTCGATGTTCCTTAATTTCAAAATTTACGAACATTAAAAGAGCAACTACGACTTCCATTAGTTTGCTCCATTACTAAATTTCATTTCTCTACTAGCATCCTTTAATTTTTCAATGATATTAAGTATTTTATCTACGTCTTTTTGTAATCGCTCGATGTTGACTGTGTTATGCATGCCTGCTTCCTGGGATAACAGTAATTTCTCGGTGGTCTTATAAAGATCCTCGATCAACAAAAATTGCTCAGAATCTGCGGGCAAACTTCCCAAAAGGCCCCTGGGCCATTTGATTCTGAACTCAGAATTCATCGTTAAATCTTTTTCCATGATCTCTATTTTAGTTGAGTGTTGGTTGAGCTTCTCCTGGATTTGAAAAAATCCGAAGGTCCCGAGTGCGACCATTATGATCAAAGAGATCACGGTCTTCATCGGCATCTGTACCGATTGTTCAGGTCCGAGTTTCATATTAGTTACAATTGTTTTTATCTAAATCAATTGGCTTGTCACCACTATAAAACCATACATAAGATGAAAGCTTCGTTCCATCTTGTGTATAGGTACATTTTTTGCCTACTGAGCAGGCGCTTAATGCAAATAATAATGCCAGAACTATACATAATTTATTCATTTTGGCTCCTTTGGTGCAGCCCCAACCTGAGCATGATGTTCATACGTTAGTTGCTCTGCGTTTTCTTTTGCGTTTCCTACCTGACAACATGTACCTGATTTTTCTTTTTCTTTGGTATGCATATTGCAAGTTTGTTTTTCGTCTATTGGCATGAGAGACACTCATCGTTGTTTACTGTAGCCCCTTGAGGATTACAATTACATTTTTCGCACGCACATACACCATTAGCATCTGAATGTCCGCTTACATTACAGTGACAATCACACAAACAATCTTTACACTTTGTCATTTTTAGTTTCCTCAATTCCGTAGAAGTACTTATCAGTATCTTCTGTTACCCATTTACGATCATCTTCAACATTCCATTCGGAAGTTTGTACTTTCCAATCAAAAGGAATTTCATCCTTCACCGTGAAAGAGGGAATACTCCAGATTAGTCTGTTGTTTGGCTGAGCCGCATAGTTGCCATCATCCAAGGCAAGTATATGAGCGCACTTATGTTCGTGCGGAATTTCCGAATGATCTGTATCTAGTATATTACTCTCTGGATGAGCCCAGTCAACAGTAAAAAGATAAGATCCTGGGTGCCATTTCTTGTCTTTTCCTATAAATTTGCCGTGTTGTCCGTCTAAGATATCGAAAGAAGTAATACTAGGATAGTAACTAAAACAATTCCAAAGCTCCAACTCATCAAGTCGCAGCCGAGGAACCTCTTCTGGCTTATAACCTCTTTGTATGAATGCAGAACTCGGCAAACGGTAGAATACAGCTCCATTTTCCATAATTGTATGAAAGAGTATTGGACGCCCTGTAATCGATGCCAACCCAAAGATAAGGCAGTCTTCCACTTCTCCATGATGTTCTTTAAGATCATAAAGATATTCTCTTCTTACCTGCGCATATGTTGCAGGTATGTTTGCATTCAAATAAGCCATTCAACATATAATCCTAGTTTGCTAAAAAATAGATAGCAACGATCACTACCACAATAGCGGCAGATATTTTGGGATTAGCTTTTGCTAATGTCCAAAGTTGTTTCGCTTTTTCCATAGTTCCTCCTATTTTATGTTACCCCAGTTTTTACCCGACTCGTAGTCTACCTTATTAGGGACTTCTAGTCCAACTGCAGATTCCATAATTTGTACTATTTGTTGTGCTTGTTTATCATTTTCTACAGAAATATCCAGTTCATCATGTACTTGAATATGAGGGGTAATTCCTGCTTTATAGAGTTCCAACATCGCTTTTTTAGTCATATCAGCAGCGGATCCTTGTATTAATTTATTTAAAGCTTTGTAGGTGTAGGCTCTTTTAATTCCTGGTCCGTGTTCCAAGATCGCTTGTTCATGAGGCAATGCCTTATGAATACCGAATTGATTGGGCTCCCATAAATGAAACCGGCATAAACGTCCTAATAAAGTTCTTATTTTACCACTATCTTGTGCACGTTTCATGACCGCGTACATCAGTTGTTTTACAAATGGAACTTGTGTATGATATTGGCTAAAAATTTCTTCAGCTTTTTCCTTATTGACTCCTAGTTCAGCTTGTAACTTATTTTTTCCCATTCCATAAAACAATCCTAAATTAATAGTCTTGGCTTGAGATCTTGGAATCTCTGCCATGTCCGCAACGGTTTGGTGAAAATCTGAGTTAGTGTTTTCTTTATAAGAATCTACAACATCATAAACAGAAGGTAGTTTATATAAAGATGCGTAGTGAACAACAAGTCGTGGTTCCTGCTGATTGTAATCAAAACATCCCCACTTACATCCTTCTTCAGGAATAAATAATGATCTGATCCGTGGTCCAAGATCTTTGTTTCTTGCTGGAACCTGCTGGAGGTTTGGATTACTATAGGAAAATCTTCCTGTTACCGTTCCTCCGTTGTCTCCACGAAGTTGATTAATTTCAGCGAATATTCTTCCCTTGAAAGTATGTTTTAATATAGTATCTATAAATGTGGTATGGGCCTTATTTATTTCACGAGCCCGGGCTATCTGTTTAACTAGAGGGTGAGGGTGGTTAAATAAAAAATTCTTAGTAAAACTAGGAGCTTTTGTTTTTAAAGTTCTGTCGTAAGGAAGTTTAAGTTTATCAAACACTTGAGAAATAGATCTTGCTGCCCAAATCTGTACTTCTATTCCTGTTTCGTTCTTCACTTTAATTAGTAAATTTTGCTCTTGTTCGAGTAATGTTTTCTTTTCGATCGCTGCTTGTTCTTCATTTACACGTACACCGAGAAACCTCATGTCAACGAGGCATGGAAACAGTTCAGTTTCTAATTCCCAGATGTTCCAAATATCCTGATAATCAATCTCTTTTTTTAATTCTTGCCATAGCGCCAGGGTTAGTTCTGCATCTTTTTCAGCGTAGGCACCTACATATATAGCTGGAAGCTTGTACATTTCTGCTTTTGCGTCAACACCCCATTCTTTGGCTGCTGCATATAGGGCAGCTTCATCTTTACCTTGTCCTGTGTAACGCCTAGCACATGAATTAAGATCATATTTCATTTGATTTTCATCAACGAGGGCTGATGCAATCATAGTGTCGATGATTCGACCCTGTATCTTTAATCCGATGGACCTAAGCCAGCACACATCATACATGGCATTATGAAAAATTTTATCTGAAGGTGTATTCAATACATCCTGAAGCCACTTTAGAACCATTTTACGATCCATATTACCGCCGCCTTCGTGGGCAATTGGAAAATAACCACACCAGTTTTCTACCGCGACAGCTATTCCTGTAATTCTTCCATTACCTGTAATTGAACCTGATCCCATTTTTACTAGATCAGTATCTTTTGTTTCTAAATCGATTGCTATTTCATCATATTTGGATAGGTCAGGAAATTCTTCGGGAGGAAGCCATTCGGTCTGAGGTTTGAAAAGCGGCTGTTGTATCATGAATAATCTCTTTCAATAATCATATCTATAAAATGTTTAGCTTTTTCCAAATCTTCCTTTCCTCCTTTATATGGGTGCCTGCAGATATATTTGATAACATTTCCTTCAGCAAAGAGCAATTTATTTTCCATTACAAATTTGCTTGGTTGAATTTTCATTTTTTTATAATGAGTTCCTCCAATTTGTTTATCGTATGTGCTCATGTCAATATAAAATAAAGTTTAACTCCAAAGTAAAATGTTATCATTGATAATAAGACAAGTTCGCTAGTAAGTGTGTGTTTCATGAAATCTCCAATAGAATTAAACAGAATACAAAAGTATATAAACAGATAATTGTTATCGCTGTAATATTTCTCATATTGGATAACTCTTATAAACATCTTTAGGTTCTATAATATGTAGATGTTCCTTGGTCCGTGTTGCACCAACATAGAATAGTCGATTCTCATCATCGGGATTTCTGTCATATCCTTTTTGCGTATTTCTGCTTAGATCTGTTAATAAAACGACATTCTGTGCTTCTCCACCCTTGACACCATGAATGGTTGATAATAAAATTCTTGGCGCTTTATTGAGTTGTTCTCCGTTACTTCTCATTTTTCTAATATAATCTATCTTTCTCCATGGAGCGTCATCCAGAGATTCATACCATACAGAATCAGTGCGAAGACCAAATTTTTCTTTGCAGTCATTCAAAGAATAATGTGCGTCCTTGTTCATAATTAAAAGTTGATTTTTGTCTGCATGTTGAGGACTCATATAACCATATATCTGTTTAATTTGATCAGGATTCATAACTGATCCTTTTTTCCACTGTTCCCAGTTCGTGATAGCGGCGTATAAATTTTCTTCGTAAGATTTTTTAAATTTATTTTTATAATATAGACCTTTTTGATAAAGAATATCTTCTAATTCATTCAGCATGTATCGGGTTCTAGCCAGTACTAACCATTCTCCTTTCGACATATTTACATTTTCAAAATTAGGGTATCTTGTTAGAGATCCTTGTACTGTTTTTGGTTGCCAGTTTTTTGGCAATCGTTTAGAAATTCTATTTACTATTCTCATTGCTATATCGTGAACTTTTT